CAAAGAAAAAGGAAAATAGTTAATGGCCGTCGACGCTAAGTCTAGACTCAAGGAAATTATTGACTCGTATCTTGAAAAAGACGGCGGGTCAATGATTGACACTGGCGTCGTAGCTTCACACCTTGCGCAGATGAAATTATTCGGCATCCGTCAGGGTGTCGAGTTTTTTCCTGTGCAGGATAACTTTGGCAATCAACGCAAAGACTTTATCGATCGTGTAATCAAATACAACTCTCTCGACATCCGCTTCGATTCAATCTGGGATTATTCACTTTGTGATGGACAAGGTCTTTTTTACATCCGTCCAACTCAGAACAACTATCGTCTTTATTACTTTCGTAAGCACGAATATCGTAGCTATTACAACATTGATGGCGAGCTTGATGAAGTTGTAATCATCTACAGCTACAAAGTCAAGAACGGGTTTGGTTACCAGCAGGACATTGATTCCGCAGGCTTAAGCGGTCCGGCCACCATGGGACAGGGCGGTGCAAAGCGTTACATCCGCCTTTCCATCAAACGCAAAACAATTGAAGAAACACATTCGGAAGGCGAGCTGTCGTTTGATAGCAACTACCAAGCAAATTTTGGTAGAACAAAAACGTTTACAAATACGCTGGGCTTTATTCCTTGCGTAGAAATTTTCCATAACGTCAAGGGCTTCTCTACTGAAGGTGTTGGTGAATTTGACGCATTAGCCAATCACATCTGCACGCATGATGAGATGGTTCGCACCATGCGCAAAAACGTGCAGTTCTTTGGTAACCCCACGCTTCTTTCCTCCAGGCCCAAGACTGACCTGATGGAGGCCGGTGGCGAGAATGTTGTTCAGCGTCCTTCTATCGCAGCCAACTCTGGGTTTAGTGGTCCCAGCGGACTGAGTCAATCCCGATTCAAGGCTGATCCAATCCACCGTGGTGTTGACGGTCAGATCAGAGTTCCACGCGTCATTGCAAACCTGGAACCAAACGACCGCGTTGGTTACATTGTTCCTGATGCCATCACTGGCGACCAGAATTCTTTCGCACGTCAGTACCGAGAAGAAATTCGCACCGCCCTGGGTGGCGTTGACGAACTGTCAATTTCTGCAGGCGTGACTGCTACTGAGTACAAGTCATTGTTTGGTCGTGTTTCTGCCACATCCAAGAAAAAAGCAATTGCTATTTACACTTACGGTATTTGCCGTTGTTTTGAGCTAATCATTTACCAGGAAGAACGTCTGTTCAAGGAGACGCTTGCCGCTGCCGCAGGATTAGAAAAACCCCTGGATCTCCCAGAGGAATCTAGTGCGGAAGACTTGGCAGCTTATAACGATGCCATGGGTGCATTCGATGATCAGGTCAAGCAGTTGATGATGGCTTGCCTCCAAACGCAGCAGATTCCGCCCGGTGTTTCTGGTTTGATTCCAGATGGTGATGTAACCATGCAGTGGCGTTGGCTTGGCCCTGTTTATGAGGATTCCACTCAAGACATCCTGAACAACTCCATCGTGGTGCGCAACTTACAGGAGTTAGGTGTTGATAGCATTGAGGCACTGAAATACCTCTTCCCGTCCAAGACGGATGAGGAACGGGCCGAGATGTTATCTGGGTTTCCGTTCAGAATGGTGAATGAATTGCAGGGTGCATACTCTCAATTTGCTCGCCTTGTGGGGGGAATGATGCAAACTCCCCATCCGCAATCACCGGACTTACCGATGGCTGCGGACCCGCGATTAGATTTAACACCCTATCTATATCGCACTCTAGAAGCTTTACAAAAGGAGATGAGTTATGCAGGACGCTACCGTCCAATCGATCCCACAGACGAGCCAAGCACCAGTGGCCGTCGCTCCGAGCAGCTACGTGGTGGCAGCACCGCAAGCAGCTCCGGCCAGTTACCAGGCTCCGGCTCCGGTGGCGTATCAGGTGGGTACCAGTTACCCCCAAGCGGTACCTCAGGCAGCCCCCAGCTACCAATCCAGCCCTACTCAGTACGCCCCCCAATCCCAACCGGCGGTGGACTCGGCGGGGAATCCCTGGGAGTCGGCGTTCAACAAGGTGGTGAATCTGCTGAGCGCACCAGTCCAATCCCCGTTCCAGGGTCAACCATCGCCGCCGACGACGGCGTATACCCCGGCCAATTACGGACAGTACAGCAGCCAAGCTACGCAACAATCGGCTCCGCAGACTTGGTCTCCCAACCAGGCATACTCGCCCAGCTATTCCCCAACCTCCTCCAATCAATCCTTGCAGGAGGCGGCAAGCCAAATGGCGGACCTCCTGGGAATGAGCCAGGACAGTCGGTACGTGATGGACGCGTTCGGGATCGAAGCTCCGGCAGTGCTGAACAACTACGCTCTAAACCTGGAGCAAATGCTGGACAGCGCAGTCGCGTGGGGAAACCGCGCCGCTGATACCATCAAGGGTTATGCTGATTTTGCTATTAACGAGCATCAAGAGAATCTTGCCTACAACGAGATCCTTACCAATCCCGATGTCCTGAGCGATTACACGCTTAAGTTTTTTGGTCCTGAAGGTCCGTACCCTGTGTACGAAAACGAGCAGGAACTTGAGACACGCGGTTATCCGACTCAGTCGATTGGTCAGTTCCAAGCTGGCAACTTCCCTGCTCCCCCGACAGCTGCTGCTCCGCAAGCACCTGAGAATTTCTGGGGCACTTTTGGCGAGATGATGAATCGCGATCCTCAAAATGCCTGGCGCGTCCTGAACCAAGCTCAGCCTCAGACCGTTGCAAACAAACTGTTTGTAATGGAGTGATTTAATGCGGCCAGCAGTTGCACTTGAAAATTGCTGGCTGCTAAAATTTGTGTTAGATAAGACACATGTGTCTTTATCTTTCACCCGATAAAAACACTAACACTGGAGGATAAACCAAGGTGTTTATTGATAGCTAGTTCAGATCCTGGTAGGTATTTCCTTTCAAGATTTGGTAAATAGCTCCGTGATTGCAATTAAACTTTTCGGCAATTTTTCGATAAGAAAGACCAGCCTCTTTTAAAGATTTGATTTTAATCACGTCGTCCGAAGAAAACTTTCTCAAAGAGTTTTTCGGCCTTCCTTTACTGGCAAAACCATTGTTTTTGTAACAACCGTTTTTCCAAGCCCTTGTTAGATTTTCTTGTTTGGTAACGATTTCAAGATTATCAAGTTGATTATTCCTCTTGTTATTATCTTTGTGATCGACTTGAAGGGAGAAGTTACTGGTTCCATGGGAACGCAGATCCAATCCCAAAAAAGCCACAGCCATCAAGACATGAAGATGAAAACGTTTCCTCTTCCCATCTACAAGAATTGAAACTCGGTTATAAACACTGGTTGTACTGATGGACAGCTCTCGAAAATATTCTTGATTATCGGGATCAAGACGTTTCTCAAAAGCCTTACCTTCTTCAGTTAAGTAAAGATTACCAAATCCGGGAACAAGCTTTGGTTCCATGTTGTTCATGAACAAGTTTCCAAAGCATAGCATGCCTCAACTGAACGCTCAACGTTGTCACCTCACCGAGTAATCGATGAGTGCAAACTGGATGAATTCAGGGAAGCCCTAACGTCAAGCCGAGGGTAATCCTGAGCCAAGCCAATCAAGAACGTGATTGGAAGGTGCAGAGACTACTGGGTGTAACACGATCTTGTTACGTAATACCAGAATTAGCGTCCGGCATCCCACAGGGATGAAGAGATAGTCCACCCCTCTAAGAAACTAGAGACCAGGAGAACGACTTTCCAAAGATTTTAGGTGCGGAACTTTATCGTCCCCACCCTGCGTACATCGCTGAGATGGCTGTGGAGCCCGTGGTTGTCCACGACTTCACACGTCAGCCTGGTCAAACTGTTCAGTTAGACCGGTATAAGTTCTGGGGTAGCCCTGGTACTAAGGACAGCCGTGAGCGTATTGCTGATCAAACGATTGGTACCGCTAACGCCCGTAACATCACCAAAGAAAAAGTTCTGGTGGTGCTTAAGGAGTACACGGGTCCTGCGGATCCGGGCGATCCGACTCAGCCCAGTACATTCAAGATTGCTCGCGAAACTTTGGTTACCGCCCAGCGCATGCTGCTGGACACCGGCAACCTGAATATGTTCCACCAGTCGATCGGTAGTCTGACGCTGCTTGATGACTATCGCCGGTGGCGTGACCGCGTCTTTATTGATGAACTGTCCAAAACTGAAGCAAACGGCCTGGCTTCTACCACTCAAGGCGGTTATTTCTTCCCTGGCAGTAAAGTCAAAGATGCTTCTGGTCGTATTTCTTACACCAGCACTGAGTACGCCGCTGACCTGCAGCAGTTCCAGGTGCGTACCGACCTTCTGAACGTTGTTAAGGACTTACGCAAGCGTAACGTCCCCACCTACGCTGATGGTCTGTATCGTTGCATCTGCGATCCTACGTTCATGATGCACCTGCGTCGTGACCCTGACTTCCGTGAGATCGCCCGCTACGCTGGTAATCCTGGCCAAGGCATGTACATGGGCAACCCCATGCTGCCTAACAATGCCAGCTTCTTCCAAGGTCCTCAGGCAGGCCAAGCTTACTTCCTGGCTGGTGAACCTGTTATGCCTACTGGCGTGCAGTTTGAAGGCGTTAAGTTCTTCGAATCCACCAACTTCCCGACCAAAAACACCACTAGCTCTTTTGACGGCGGTAGCACATTTGCTTCACGTGAAGTTTCCCAAGGTTACTTCTTTGGTCCTCAAGCTGTTGGTGTTGGTATCGGTGGCCCGAATGCCCAGGTGCTTATCAACAACAATGATGATTTCAGCCGTTTTATCATTCTTATCTGGCAACTGTACGCCGGTTTTGAAATCCTAAACAAGGATTTTGTAACCACCGCGTTTAGCTTTGTGCAAGATGACGGTAACATCTGATCAATAACGTAAACAACTAACAAAAGGAAAAATAAATGACCTATTTGTCCGCTAAGAAAATCTACCCAGGCAACTGGGCAATGCCTCTGAACGGTTGGTACAAGAATATTGATTCCAACGCTCAGGGCGGTTCTAGCCTCAACAGCACTAATTCCGGTCCTACGTCGGTACTTGCTGTTCCCGGCTATCGTTATTTCCAGCAACGTGGTTATGTTGCTGTTACCACCACTTCTGGTGCTGGTAGCGTCAACTCTGCTGCCGTAATTGTTCCCTCGCCTTATCGTCAGGACGACACTCGTACTGACATCACAGGCATGGTAATCTCTGGCAGCAGCACACTGCCTGCTTACGTGTATCGCTCCACCATTTCCGTTGCTTCTGGCTGGGGTGATGGCCGCGTGGCTTCCGGTGTTTATGCCGCTACCGGTAACGTCCTTTCGTTCGGCCGTAGCAACGCTGGTGCTCCTGTCGCCGCTTCTGGCGTGGGTGAAGGTGTGATTCAGGCTAACCTCACCTCCACAGTTTCTGGCACTCAAGTTGGTGAGATTTATTTTGCGGGTGGTTCCGCCGCTTATGGCGCCAACCCCTATATCACCAACTCTGGCGCCCTTGGCCCCACGGTCAGCAGCGCATACTACCCCGTCACTGCAGCTACCACGTTGCGCGTGTTTGCTAAAGAAACTGCAAACTCCACCACAACTTCCGGTGGTTTCTACATCTCCAGTGGTGATTCCGCCGCTGGTCGTGTTGGTTACTTTGTGGTTGAAGTCTGCTATCTTCAGCCTGACGAGGCTCCTGGCTACGAAGATATCGATGCGTACCTGCTTGGCCGAACTGTCTGAATAAGCTAAACTGGGACCAGAATTAACATCTGGTCCTTATGCTTTACCAGCACAAAAAAACTGGCGCTCGCGTCAAGGTTGTAAGTGAACTTGATAATGGCGATTGGTTCATGGTCGAAGATCAGGACGGTCGCCTTTACACCGCTTACAAATCTGAACTTATCCCGGATGAAGAGGCTACCAAAAAAGTAAAAACTCTTCAAGTCAAGGATAAGGCGGCCAAAGAGGACCCACGGGATTTCCCCCCTGATCACCGTTTAAATGTCAATTCCGCTACCGCACAAATGCTTGCGGATCACATTAAGGGAATTGGTCTTAAAACAGCACGTGAGATTAAAGATCTTCAGATGTCTCTGTCGGGTGAAAGATTCAATAATCTTGAACAGCTGAAGCAAATCAAGCGTGTTGATTGGGAGTCCGTACTTGCTGCTGATTTAATTCGCGTATAACCATCTCCACCAAGCCCCTGGGAAACCAGGGGTTTTTTAATCTTACAATGAAGAATAAAACAATACCATGGCAGGCATAACATACTTAGGACAGGTGGGTTCTACCGGAACATCAACCGGTCCCCATAAGCATGTTTATGTGAAAGATCTTTCGACTGGACAGTATATTGATCCTTCTACTATTCGTTCTGCTTTAGCTGGTGTTCGCGTTGGCGAGCAAAGAGTACCAGCACTGATTAAAAACAAAGAAGGCAAATACGACTTCAATCCACAAGCTGGGATCAGCCTGACTTCCAAGTATGGTCCGCGCAGTGCCCCAACCAAAGGCGCTAGTTCGTTTCACCAAGGAGAAGATTGGGCTCTTCCAGAAGGAACTCCGGTTTATTTTGAAGGTTCTGGTACATACAAACCCCTTGCTAATCAAGGCGGTTACGGCAACCTGGCAGCATTTACCACAGGGGATAACAAATACGAACTTGGTTTCGGACATATGAAGTCCCTTGGTAAGGCCGGGGCTACTGCGTCAACTGCACCAACTGCAGCACCGACTCAACCACAAGGGGGCACAGATTCTCGCGCTGACGACATCATTAAAGCATTTATGTACGGCGCTCAGCTGCAGGGCAGAGAACCAGAAAAACCCAAGAAAACAATACAAGACACGCTCAAAGAACAGTTGGTTGGAGGTTTAATTTCACAAGCACTCAACCCCATGGGATTCCTGGATTCTTACAGAACAAACGATCCGCTACTTATGGGTCAATCCAGCGCCACATCAGATTATCTCAATGGCCTGTTTGGTTGATTACTTGCTTTTATAATTGAAAGACAACGACACGTAGAAGTGCAGTTAAGCGACTACGACAAAAGTAGAGTTCGTTACCACCTCGGTTACTTTACTGTTTCTGTTCCGGCTGGCGATTACGCCCGCCTGGAAGAAGCAATGAATACCGTGCCGGATTCGTACTTCTACGACAAGCTCGCTATTCAGTTGGGTCGTTGTGACACAGCTGAAAAGAAAACTGAAGTCGCAACTTCTCCTTCCACGCGTCTCGAAAGCATTGCTGGTGACGTTGATCGTACCATTAGATCCAGCAATGCCAAAGAAGCCTTAAAGGTTTGGGATGAGATTTATCTCTACGAAACAAACCGTTTAGCCGGCATCCTTTACGTTCCAAACTACAAGGATCCGTTCCAGGCCAGATACCGTTACGAACGCTCTGGTGCTGAATTCATCCAGGCATTACCTGGACCTGCCGATGTTTCCGTGGGAACCCGCATATACCTCCATGAAATATGGCGATAATTTAATCCGTGTATGCTAGCATACTGATACACGCATTAATCCAATGGTAGCGCCTTGCCCACTGCCCGAAGTTGAAGAGTTAAAAAAATACTACAAATATGTACCAGAAACAGGTGAGTTGTTTTTAATAAAGGCACGTTGCAAAGCTGACAAGAAAAAAGTTGGCAAACCAATTGGCTCCCTTGGCGGCCCAGCAAGGCGTAAAACATGGACAATAAAACACCAAGGGAAAAGTTATTACGTTAGTCGTATTGCGTGGTTTCTGATGACGGGCAGCGATCCAGGTGTTTTGTTAGTTGAACATAAAAACCGGAACGCTCAAGATAATCGCTGGGAAAATTTAAGATTAGCAAGTGAAGCAGAAAACAATTACAACAAAATCTTTGTTGGATATAGCAAGAGAAAGGATAATGGACTTTATCGTGTGCGCGTTACTTTGGGCGGAACGCGTATTACTGTAGGTAATTTTAAAAATGAAAACGACGCCAAAAAGGCTGCTCTCGACGCACAAAAGCTTTTTTACAAAGAATTTGCGTGTCTTGATTTAGAATCGGATTAACAGGCACGGCCCGTCGCAGTTGGTTCCCGTATTTATTTACATGAGGTTTGGAGGTAAAGATGGCGTCTTATTCTGAACAACAACGCGCTCAGGCAAAACAGCGCCGGGCCGCTGATCAGGCGCAAGTACAGAAACGTCTGCAAGCCGGTCGCGGAATTGGCTTGTATTCTGCAAATCCCTTAGAAGCGGCTGTACAAGGAATTGGTTCTTTTTTCGGCATTACAAAACCGCCGACAGCTTTTGCAACTCAAATGCAAGGCAAGAATCAGTTGGTCGTTCCTGGGGGATGGAATGATCGCTCAAATATGCCCGGCAATGTAAACGTTGTAGGACGCACCTGGGATTTAGCGCAGCAGGGGGCTAATGCTGTATACATTCCCCGTGGCGAAACCACACGATTTAATACTGTTGTTGGAAGACCTACATCTGCGCCACCCGCACCGGACTTATCGCCTCCCCCTGGCTACCCCTCAGCAGCAGCAGAACGTGATTATCAACAGAAAGTTTCTCGTGTTGCCCAGCTAACCGCTCAAGATCCAGAACTTAAGCGTTACGAAGACGCTCGCCAAAAGGCAAAACTTGCAGGCCCTGGTTCTGCTGCCGAACAATCTGCAGAAGATCTTGGGATGCAGATTTGGGCAAAAAAATATGGCAAACCAGGAGATCTTGCGTCACGCGTTAAGCCCGGTCAGGCTGGTTACGATGCCATCCAACGTACTTTTGGCGCGGGTCAGATGGGTTCACCGTTGAACTTACCGTTTGACACCAGCTCCCCCCTTGGAACTACGCCCCCTATTTCGCCTGCTTCTTATGATGCTGGCAAGGTTGCCCAAGGATTGGGTCTTTCCACTGTACCGAGGAATGCCTTTGCTGGTGCCTCTGCAGCTCCTTATGCAGGCTTCAGTCAGGGCCCCACACTTCAAAGCGCCCCCCTGGGCTTCCCCTCGGAAATGCCCAGTACGTCATATGAAGGGGTAACAGGTATTCAACCCTTTGGTCAAACAACTTTTCAAAACTTCACTCCTGACGAAAAGGCCCGGCAATTTGCTGAAATGTTTAAAAAGGGTTTAATAGGCCAAGGTACATCAAACGAATAATCCCCTGGCATTGCAAAGCATGTAAGCCCAGCCGACTGGACACGAATCTTTTGATTCACGGGGGCCAGTGTAGTTGCTTTAAACCCATGATTCTCTGCCCGAAATTTGTTAAACGAACCCTGACCTACCTGGCATCAACACTGGTTCTTCAAACAGTATTTATCCCTGGTCTCAGAGCAAGTTCAAATTGGGTAGGAGATTGAAAAACCTAAAGCCATGGCACCAGTACGCGTTGGAACACTAAAACCAGAGGACAGGCAGGCTGTATTCTCTTCAGCAAAACGGCTTGGCTTGGATCCTTACGAGTTTGGTGCGCTCATTCACCAAGAGTCTGGATTCCGCCCGAATGTTTACGGCGGTGCCGGTGGTAATTACTACGGATTAATTCAGTTTGGCGCCCCGGAACGCGCAAAGTACTTGGATAAATCCAAGCTTGGTAACTACACAATTGCAGAACAAATGCCTGCAGTTGAACAGTTTTTGCGTGACCGTGGTTTTCAGCCTGGAAAAATGGGCATTGATCGTGCGTATGCCACGATTCTTGGCGGCAATCCAAATGTTTCTTTGACAGCAAAAGATTCGTTTAGTACTTCTGTTGCCTCCTCAATCCCTAAATTCAAATCTGGAGGTTCGCTTTACAAGGCTGCGCAAACAACCTTGGGAGATCCACTGGCTCAACCTGCGCCTGTTGCCGCCCCACAACAAATGGCTAGCGGCCAACGTTCTGTAGAAGAAATTTTGTCTTCTGCTTTACAAGGCGCAGCAAAACCAGAGTTAAGCAAAAGGAACTCCATCGCTGACGCGATGAAAGAAACTGTGCTCAAATCACTGCTTCCAGATTTGTCGGGACTACTTAATCCCTTCGGTTTCCTTCAGTAATCACAATGTCTCGTTTTTACAAATACTCTGACTATGATTACCTTCCAAGCGAAGCCTTGAAAGTTGGGATTGGCGATAGCTTCCTCTCAGAACCACAAGCCGAAACAGATTACCTAGCCGCTCAGAAATTTAAATTTCAACCAGAGGAAGACGGTAATCTGTTCGGTCGTTTCCTTGCATTGCAAAATAATCCCAATGCCTTGGTTGAATCCAAGATGAAATTACCTGCAAATTTCCAAGCCTTTATGGCGATGTCAGGCATGGGTGGTTGACGTTATAATTAACAAAAAGCGGTACTAGAAAATTGGCGTCATCCTCGACAAACAAGCAGCCACTGTTGGTTGATAGGCCCTTATTTGATTCGGTGCGTGTTACAACACAAACCGTTGGTAGCGCAGCAAGTAATACTTTGTTTGTACAAGGTGGCCAAGCGCCCTCCATCCTGGTGGACATGGATGCGTCACTGAGCGAAGACAATAACAGTGGCGGTGTCATTGATTCCATCACGATCACGCGCAACGACTTTTATCGCGGCCCCGACTACACAGTAAATTCCACAACTTCAGGCACACCGATCTCCCTGGTTAGTGGACAGATTGTTTTTGTATCCGCCACAGGTTCCCTCACTGGTGCTGGCGCACCATACAGTGGTTACGGCTATTACACATACACTGGTTCTAGCACGCTGACAGGCGTCAATAGTGCATTGAATTATTCGGGTGGCACTACGTCTGGCTTCTTGTACAACGGTATTGCATACGGCAATCAACCTGCTGCTACCTTTGTCTTTTACCAGACACGTGGCACAACCACACCAATCCCTGGCTCTGGTGACTACAAAGTTTTATTCGCCAAAACAGTTCCGGCAAACAGTGGTGTGGTTGACTGTTCGGATGTAATGCCACAACTGGCGGTTCCCAGTGTGAACGCAGGTAACACCAACGGCCTTGGTACTACAGCTCCACTGCGTAACAAAGGAATTTACCTTGAGCGTGGCGACCGTGTTTACGTTGGCGTGTTCCCGGATGGTCCCAATAGTTCTGGTTATATCCCAGGTGTGCACGTTGCTGCGCAAGGCGGCTTCTTCTAAGTCATGGCCCCGAAAGGTGGGGACAAATTTGGGTCTTTTGTTAGGTCTTATGACAAGGATCCCTTTTGTTTAAAGCCTATTACAACCGAATTTTCTTCAGGTTCTGTCCCAAACTCTTTAAGTGCCGCAAATAGAGAATCTGCATGGTCTCGTTGGCGCAGGGGGTATGAAATTGCAACTGCTTCTATCCATGACAACGCCTATGAATATCCGTTCAGCTATGTAATTCCAGTGCCAGCTGGAACTCCTGCTTCCGTTGCAGCAGTACAGCCCACTATCCCTGGAACTTTTGTTGGGTTTCCTACTAAAAACAAAGAGCTTGGTATGCACTGGGCTGGTACCAGATTGGCGGGTTCTTTACGGTGCGACAACTTGGTTGACAAAACGACAGGCACCAAGCTTTACATTGAAATGGTGACAGAAGATGTTGATTACTGGTACGTCAAGCTGGCCGGAAACTGGAGCACAAGCAATCCACTACCCCCACCGTTTTACGTGGCCCTTCCAGGCGTTCCTAATGGCCTTAGAGCAATCAATGGCGAGATCCTGGAAGACCGTGTTATTACTGTTGGGGCACCGCCTATCACAAAAGAAACAATTAATCCAACAACACAAACACGCTACGGTTACATTCAAGCAGTAATTGTGGAAACATATCCATTTACTGGAATTTTGAAGCTCCGCAAAGCAGGTTCTGTTGAAGCGACACCGGACGCAACCTTAATCACACCGGCAACCAAAGGCCCCACTCCTAGTAGATACCTCATAACCGGAGCAAGATATTGCTGCTCTTGCCAAGATTTTACGCATCGAGATTATGCATTTATGTCTACTCTTGGCGAAGGGACAAAAAGAATATTCCCAAGAACAAGTGCTGCTTCTATTAAACCCGGACGATATGAAAAAACAAGATTAAGCGGAAAATTAAACAACAATGCAATGACAAGCGCAACGGTTGATCGCAAGATGGACATTATTGCGCCTACGCCTAAATACACAGTCCCTCCTGAAGTAAACACAATTTCAACGGTAGACTCAGATGCCACTAGAGATTTTGCCGGGGTGTTTCGTGAGTTTGGTGCCACCTATTTAAGAAGTACAGCGGACCCATCTATACCTGGCTCCAGGGCAGAAGGTATGCCTTCGTATAAAGATTACACTGCAACCAATGGACAAATCACATCCATTACAGATTTCTGGACTCCGTTGTTGGATGAGATGCGTTATTGCAAGCATATCTATGCCATGAAATTTGCAAAAGATACTTTTCCACCTGAGCCATCTGATTTCCCCGTGGAAGAAGGAAGCATGGTTGATTGGGAGCAAAAATTAGTTGATGAAAATGAAAATGTTCAAAAAACATTAGCCGCGACAAATTTATCAAAAAGAGCCTTGTCAATAATGGACGTGCCACCATACAATTGTCAATCGCCAATGATGATGCCAATGATGCAAAAGTTGTTTAATATTCCTGCCAACTTTGTAATGATGAGAGGTTTTACAATGTATGACAAAGATGGCACCGCCTATAAACCATCTCTAGGTCAAAATCCTTCTTCGTTATGACAACACCAAACTTTGGGGACATCGTAGATACGCACTTTATTTACTCGCAAGAACAAGATGATCTTCGCAAGTACGGCTTTAGTGAACTCCAGATAAGTGGACGACCTACCGTCTATCACGCTGGAGACGTCGTACATTTACCCTTTGCTTCTGGTGAGCTTTCAACAATTGAAGCCGTAGGGCTTGCTTGGTCTGGTTATGTGAACGGCATTCCGCCAGAAGAGTAGACAAAATAAAACCCCGCACAAGACGGGGCTTTTGATTATTTCTTACTCAGTTCAAGCGGTTACCGCTTGTGGTTCAAGTTTTTTCAAGTGTTTGCGTATGGCAGTCACATTCCACCTGTAGCTATCCCTGGAACGTGTCTCAGGAAACGCTGCGTAGTGAGGGCCAAGCTTCAGTGTGCCGTCATCGCGGTACTTGAAGAGTGTTTTCTTGTCAATGCCGAGAAGTTCTTCGGCTTGTTGGGCCGTGACCCAACCTGGATGCTTAGCCATAAAAAGGCATTTGCGTGCCCCTGTACGTTATGGGACTCACGCAAGTTGTCAATGGATTTAAACAAGATTTCATCTCTTTGCTTACATTGGTCTACATGTCCTGAAATTAGAATAAGTTAACGGCAACCGAAGAGCATGTTCAACTGTGAGCAGGAACCCCTTTCCCTTCTCCTTGAATTAACTCCTAAATTGGCCAAGAAACGTTACCGTCAATCCATATACGATGCCTGGGACCACAAATGTGGCTATTGCGAGGACCAAGCTACATCCCTGGACCACATTATCCCAAGGTTCCGTTCTGGTTCTAGCAATCGGAACAACCTTCTGCCTTGTTGCAAAAGATGTAATGCAAACAAAGCTAGTTCAAAAATGGAAGAATGGTATCCACAACAGACGTACTACACCGAAGTAAGGATGAACAGGATTGAGGCCTGGATACACCAAGAAATTATCGACCTGTTTACTTATAATATTGAGACGGTACCAGATACATTTGCTGCTGGATAATGGCATTAACTTACGATCCAACAAATAAAAAGTGGAATCTGGCACAGGAGAAAACAGACTACCCTACAAATTACCAAACTGATTTATACGCACTTAGCACGTTAAAAGTTTGGACTAAATACAAGACTGTACAAGCAGGCTCACTTAAAGGCCAAGCGCAATTTAGAACGGTTCTTGATGGTGTAGTAGTAAGTCCAACAAACCCTGGGGGCGGTTGGGAGGAAGCCGGCGATCTACCTGTTAACTACACTGCTGACGAACTTAAAAGGTTTGCGCAAAGCAAATTTGTGCTAGCCGATCCAACAAACAATCTTGAACCAGTTGCCGAGTTAAGAACTGCAGTTGAAAGCGCTGCAACCACATATAGAAATAACGCGCAAACCAACAGTATAAACACACAAAAAAACCAGGAGAACACAGCTTTAAATACTGAGAACACAAACAAAAACAACGCCTACAATACCGTCCTTGCAACAGCTAATTCAACCCAAGGGGGAGACTATGTTACACAAAGGGAGCAGATTAGAAAGCTCCAGGGTATTAGTGATGTAACTAAATCGCAATTAGAGGATTATTTCAAAGCTTTTTACTCAACTGAAAAGTTGCAAACCTGGGATGCAAACCTGGGAGCAAAACCGCAGTACGGCGACTTTGATCCAAAGTACTACAAATCAATCAACCCAGATGTAGAACAAAAGTGGAAAGCTGCAATTGCTAATGATGATATTGACATTACCCAAAGGTATTCTGAAAACTCTTATTACCTTCAGCACTACACCTCCCAAGGGAAGGCGGCTGGGATGCGTGGCAATGCCGCAGAACAAACAACAGCAGCAAACCAATACCTGGAACGCAAGCCAACCGATGCCGACATTCAGGCTGCCCGTAGCCTCCAGCTAGGCCTTAATACTGACACGCAAACTGAACGTCTCTTGGCAGTACCCGAGGTTTCTGCTGAATGGGATAAAGCAAAAGCAGGTGATCAATACTGGAAAACACTTGGCAAAGAGAAGTTCTTAAACCCAGAGAAACCTGATGAATTTGCTGCACTGTTCCGTTTGTCCCAGCGACCAGAAGACAAACAAGTAAGTTTTGCTTACAACTTGAATGCTGGGTATGGCGTCACGGAATTAGAAGATGCAGTAAACCAAGCTGTTGGCGAAAAAGCAACAGTAGACGCAAAGAAATTTGGTGCGTTAACTCAAAATGTTTTAAAAGACACCATTGAACAAATGAAGAAGGCCAAGGGAAAAGAACAAATGCTTGGCCTTATGCAAGGTTTCTCCGGCTTTGGAGAAATTATGGACATCAACAAAGAACTAAGCAACAGCATCCTTGGTGATTCTGGGGTTGGTGGTATTCTTTCTTTTACGTCCGGCAAGGCGTCCCAGGATTCCCTGGAGAAAAGCCTTCAAAACATAACAGGTGTCAACAACAGCACCACCTACAACTGGCAACAATGGTTTGATACGGAGCTAAAGAAGAAGTACGAACAAGAAGTTGAACTTGGTTATAGCACCGAGGCAGCAAAAGACACCATCAAAGTTGAAGCGCAGTTTGCAAGGGATTTCATGGATAAGTACTTGATCCCACGTTTTAACACCTCCCGTTCAATCAGTGAATTCACGGAGTACCTTGATGTTCGGCAAAAAGAGCAAAACCCGTTCCAAACGCAGGACATGCTGAACGCTGTTAGTCGGATTGCCAATTTACGTTCTGAAGATTTTTTGAAGAACGTTCAAAATACTGCCGACCGTTACTTTAATGCCGACTTCTATTTCAATCCCACTGGAGACAAAGCGCGGGTCGATGCTTACTCGCAGCAAGCTCAGGCAGTAGCAGATGATTGGGAAAAGGCAAAAGCTGGTGATGAATACTGGGCGAGCCAGGCGTATCGTTTTGGTATTGATGATCTAAATAACAAAGAACAATTTGCGCGAATGCATTTCCAGGTAAAAGGAAAAGGCTTGGGATACGACCCGGCGGAAGACGTATTAAACGCAGGAAAAGTGCAAGATGAAATCTACAATAAAATCTTGCCTTCTCTTAAAGAAGAAGCATTAAAACAGGGATCAATCTTTGGTCAATTCATTACGCCAGAAGAGTTTGCCGATGAGATGTTGCAGGGCCTAGACCCAACGGATAAAGCTACTTGGCAAAAAGCACTGGATGCCGTTGGCCTAAAAGATTTCCAAGGGGACCTGGGTGAATTTAAAGACTTAGTTGCAGAAACACTACGCACGGGTTCCGCACAACAAATCAGAGAGCAGATCAAATACCTGAATGAAAAAGGCGAGAAGCCTACTCAAAAAGTTTTAGGTGTTGATTACATTGAAAGGCCCGAAGATTACAAAACGGACTCGATCAAATCAGAAACAGAAATGTACAAAGTCTTTCAACAAGCTGGTTACAAGGGCACAGAAGATGAGTTTTATACTGACTTGTTCCCCGATACGGACCGAAGTGAGCAACAGCTTCTCACCAAAGCGGGCGCAGGCAGCGCCCTTCAGTTAAAAGGACTTGATTTAAGTGACCCATTCGCATCCCTTGGTACTATTCAAGGTTTCTTTGGTGATGAGGACACCGATACAACTGATGAAACAACCACCAAAGAAAAAAGTATCTTTAACTTAGGATTGGATGATGAAGAAACAAGCTACAAATCAAAGACAGGTAGCCAAATCTTGGGTGAATTTACATCAATGTTTAAAGGATTTTAATGTCTGACAAACATAAAAAAGCCGCTGTTGCCGCTAAAAGATACCAAAAGGACAAGATGGCTTGCAATAAGCCGCAGCGGGCGCCAAAGGGAGATAAGCATAAGTATGTTGTCAAGGGGTGCCAGGATGGGAAAGAGGGTATTTTGCGGTTTGGCCTACGTGGTTACGAAGATTATCTGTCACACCACGACGAAGAAAGACGTGCTAACTTTAAGGCCAGGCACAACTGCTCCGAGAAGAAGGACAAACTGACTCCCGGCTATTGGGCCTGTAATTACAACTGGTGATTTCCATGGCCAAACCAAAGTCCACCTCAGTCTCCAAAATTGAATCCCGCCCTAAAAAGACTCGTCAAGGACAGGGGCAACACTCACTTCCTAATCACGGACGCAAACAAACACGCGGCCAAGGTAAGTAAATTGTGTATGATTGGGAGTAACTAATGTTACTCCTATGTCGGATCTTTCCGCTGCGCTTAATCTGATCAGGAAATACGAAGGTTTTAACGAACAAGCTTTCGCAGATCTTCACACAGGGAAAGATCCGTACACCATTGGTTACGGCACACAGTTTTACCCTGACGGCTCTCCTGTCAAACGTGGTCAACGTTGCAGCCCACAAAAAGCACTGGAGTTGTTATTCCACGAAACAAATATCATTGACACCCAGCTGCTAAAGCAAAACCTGGGCCTTGATGACGGCATGCGTCAGGCCTTGATTTCTTTCATTCACTCCATCGGCTGGGAACCTTTTCTTTACAGCGCCATTATCGATTGCATTGAACACGAAGACTACTGCGGTGCCACAAGGGAAATGGGCCGGTGGATCTTCAATGCTGATCATCAAGTCGTAGGTAATCTCCTGGATCGACGCCGAGAAGAAATCAACTTGTTCCTCCAAGGAGTTGATGCAAATCCCTGGGCCTCTACCGAGGTATTGTTAACAGCATTCCGTAATTACACCGCAGCACCGCATCAGGTGAAAGCAGTGCGACGTTTGGAAGAACTCATGAGTCCATACATCCTGGCAGAGTTTGGAAACAACTTCCGTATTGATGAAAACCCTTGGTTTGATTTTAACGACCAAGAAGCAGATCTTCTGTCCGCCAGCTAGCATTAGAATAATTGCAACACGCAAATGAAGGCTGGAATGGAGAGATCAGTCGAACCCAGGGAATTTGAACTCCCGTTGGAATTGCAGTTCTCCATGCGCAAGGCAGAACTTGCAGCGCAAGAGATGACATGGGATGAATTGCTGTACGCACTTCTGAACCTCTACCACCAGCGCCTGATGGAGTGGTATGCCATCAAAGATATCCTCGCAGCAGAAAACATCTCGATTGACTTCGACATTCCCACCGACTTGGAATTAGCAGAACTCGCCGCCGCTTGTATTGGCGACGACGAGGATGACGAAGACGAAGATGAGCTTCAACCGTTTTGAGCTTCGTCCAAATCAATAAGGCGGTTGAGGTACCACTGTGCCTTCTTCAGTGATTCTGTCCCGCCTTTATGCTTCTCACGCCAGATATACTTTATGCAGTTGCCCTTGCAGTAACCACGGAATTCTTCGGTGGTTAAAGCTGCCTCAATGGCTTCAATCGTTTCGATGCCCCCATCGGTGTAATGAGAAGGATGGTTAACCACATCCTCCTGGAGCACCGGAGCTTTTTCTTTCGTTAACCAGGGCACAGGACAAATGCCGTCCTTGCAGTCAGAATCGTCTGTTACCGGCTCAAACCACGACGCTTGCGTGATTGCTCCAGCATCTCCTCGCTGGGCCCCTCCAGGTCCAGCACTAACGCCCTGGGTTTCGGTGATGCCCCCATCTGCAGGCCCTCCTCCATTGACGGAATGTACCCCGTCGTTCCAGGCCGTTGCCCCTCTAGATGCAGTGGATTCCTTTCCTGCCCCTGTTGACATGCGACCAAGCCTCGGTTGTACATATCCATTAATGGTACATCATTTGTCTCGTTGTCGAGCGGTGCACCAAAATCTTCTTCGCTGAGGCAGCGGCACTTTACTTCGTCTTGAATGAAGCTATCTAAGAAACCTGCGACGCCATGCATGGCGAATACCCTGGTTGATTTATTGCTTCTACAATGATACTATGGCAAAATTCTTTGACCCCAATTACGATCCAACGGCTGACGCTGGTACGTCAGGGGCTGAGGTTACTGACCTTAATCCTGAACAGGCGTACGATACAGATTTGCGTCGTTTTCCGTCAGAAGAAAGACAAGCTGTTGAGTCATTAAACGATAATCAAGATCGCGTTGGTAAGTTCTTCAGGGCAGCTAAAACTGCTGGGGCATACAGACAAAGAGCAGGTATTGCTGAACCGACCATTCGAGGTAAAACCCCAAGAACAGAAGCAACAATGGATGGTGTTGCACTGCCAAGTATGGGGGATACAATTGGACGAGCCGGAAGTACCGGCTACGCCCGTAAACCTGGACCAAGCTTTGGTAAGCAATACTAAACCTGGGAGAACACAACGGTTTTTGGTTGATCTTGATACTTACCCTTCCGGTCCTGGTAAGTAACTTCACAACGGCTGCCAGTGTGGAACAACAGCTGAGTAATTCCCTCATTCGCATAAATGCGATTGAATAAACCAGTGCAGTTACTGATTTCAAGCGTAAGGTAACCCTCCCATCCGGCTTCGGCAGGCGTGATGTTTACCATGATCCCCGACCGTGCATACGTAGATTTACCAACAGCTACAACACTGATGTTGTCAGGGAGTTTCAAACGTTCATGCGCTACGCCAAGACAGTAGCCGTACGGCGGCAGCAAGAAGTATTGACCACGTTCGTCCTCCCGCAGATCCGCTGGCTTCAAAATGTCTGGATCAAAATTCTTAGGGTCACAATCTCCAGCTTGTACACGGCCAAAAATCAGGCACTGACTAGGTGACAGGCGAATGTCATATCCGTACGAACTGAGGCCGTAACTGAGAAGCTTCCGTCCATTCTCCTTGCTTACCAAATGATCCACAAATGGATCAATCATCCCATGTTCAAGGGCCTGCTCACGAATTTCCCAGTCGGCAAGGATGCTCATAATTCCTTTTAATCCTTTTCACTCTAGAGAAATTAACAGAGAATGTGCCCCCTCGGCTCGTAAATATCCTTAAAACGTTCGATTGCTTTCCCCGTATCTTCCATGGGGGGCAGGTACACCAATAGTGAGGTACACGTTTTATGCACACCAACGCCTGTGCTTTTGCGAACTGTTAACGTTGGTGGCGTCCGCAAGATGCAGATGGGAAAATCAAAGATCTTAAACTCGTAACGAATCATGTCCGGGCAGTTGGTAAAGTACAAGCCCTGACTTACTTCTCTCGCCAACCAGCTGCGGTACAGCTTTCGGAACCACACCGCATGTGACGATGTCAAGGTTGGAGAAGAAGACCGGGTCATCTTCCAACGTTCATTCTTCTTGTCCCAGAAGTATGCACCGCTGGGAGGAAAGACGTAAACCTTGCCGTACCACGTTTGGCAATTCAACCCATCGTCAGATGGAGTGAAATACTTCTTAGCATCGACATATTCATTTGCAAAATCTGAGCTGGCAACATCAAGATCAATACCCTCCATCAGGGCATGCGCTGCTGAAACCAAGTCAGAACTTGTGATTAACTCACGATCTTCTGCGTGAGCTTTAATGTTTTCAATTGCCATCAGTCTTCTGACACCTTCGTGTAGTCGACTTCCAAATAGCGCATTCCTGCTGCATCATTGATGATGTAACCAGCCTTTTCCGTTGGATCAATTTTCTGTGCGGCATTGAGGATACGCCTAAATGTCTCAGCTAAATCACCATCATTACCGCGCTCGCACTCCTCTTGCGCTGAGTGCATCTCCTTTAGCGTCATGAAGAACATCGAACGGTCGGAGTTGTCGGGCTGAAACACCATCACCCCTGGACCTTCATGCTCCCACATTTTGCAATAATGCTGCCCCATGTCACCAAGGATCAACTTGATGGTGGCATCAAGCATCTTGGCTTTCGTTTGATCAAGCTCAGGACCGATCACCGATGCGATCAACTTTTCACGACGGCTCATTTTTGATCAACCCCTGCTTGATTAGTGCTTCCAGTAGTTTATTGGTTGGTTTGTACAAGACAACCATCTTGCCCAGGATACCGCGTTTTTTTACGAGGCGTCCAGTATCGTCCTTCAGTTTTTCAAATTCTCCTGAACGGATCAGATATTCTGCCACACAACGTAGCCGTCGTTTAAGTGGCAATTCAGCTTGCGGGAATTTGCCGCAGATCGTATCAGGTGTTAAGTCCTGGAACGCAAGACGCAAACGATTGGCAAGTGTCATGCCAAAGTTCGCATCTTCTTCTTCATAATTTTTTAAGTTTTCCAGGTATCTTTGCAGGCACCCGTCATCAAAAGATCCTTCGGGTGGTAAGAACATTTCCACTTGATCCGCCAGTGATGCTGGCAATACTTCCCTGTAATTGACCAGGGTTACAACCTCAGTTTCAATCCCGTGAAATCTGTGCGGCATTATACGAGACGATCAGGGTTAGTTGTTTTATATTTCGTCGACCGTGCACCGGTGCTGCCAATAAAATCCCAGAGATCACTTTGGCGATTCTTGCAGAATGCTTGGATCATCTGGTTCCACGGGATGCGAATAACCGCTTTACGATTGGGATCTGGCGAAATATTGACGTAGTGAACACCTTCTACCCAACCCTTGTCAGGAGTCTTACGTCCGATAGAAATCCAATTTCTGATTGTTTGATCGGATACGTTCAACCGCTTGGCACACTCCTCAGTTGATACGTATTCATCTGCGTAAATCTGAGGATTCAAGATATTTGTTTCATCTTCTCCGTAACGACTGTGCCACATTGACGAAAGGATGTTGCGAATACCCTTGAGTTCAGTAGCAATATCCTCCAAACCTTTTCGTAAGCCGTAGTTCATGGCGACAAATCCTCTCTATAGATGCTAGTGTGTGTGAAAAGGTTTTGCATCATGGAAGAACAAATTCCCCCTAGTCAGTTTCCGGGTCA